CGTTCTGTCCACGAAGCACGTCCTGCGCCTGCGCCTGCCATTGCGTCAAAGCCTGTTTGGCGTTACCGTCATTCAGGTTGTCCTGCATGATTGCGCCAATGCGGTACTCCACATTGCCGGCTTGCACCATTGCGTTGCCAAGTTCGACCGATTGGCCTGCTGCTAAGTTCTGTGCTGGCTGACCGGGCGTTGCCTCAAACGGTGCGACACCCGCTTGTGATGAAATGTCGGCTTGTGGCACAAACGATGTTGGGACTGTTGGCATGTGTACCTTTAAAATCTGCGCTGTGACTGCGCTGCAATAAGTTCATCCATACGACGTTGCATAGCCCACGTTGACCCGATACTTGAGGCACTACCAAGCAGACTGCTAAACGAACTGGAGTACGGGCTGATTGTGCCAGCGGTAGCCATGAGGTTGTTCGCGCTTGTACCTGCGATCACACCTTGGTTGATGTAGTTAATCCGCTGCGCTCGCGCTGCCTCGGCCTGACGTACGGCGTTGGAACTGATGGTCAACTTGTCAATCTCCTTGATCAAGTCCATGCTTGCGGTGACCTCACGCGCACTGCCGACACCACCCTGAATGCCTCGCGCTGCCATCGACGCGGTAGCAGATGCACGGCGTTGACCTGCACCCATCGTGTATTGACCGATTGCCCGTTCGCCGGCAAGGAGCGACTGCTGCGCTTGCATCTCAGCACCGCGAGCGTTGATCGCTGACATTTGCGCCTGGAACCGTTGGTTTTGCGCTTGCATCTTGAGTTGCGTCTTCTGACTGTCAGCGGCGTAGAACGAACCGATTGCGCTGTTGACAGCACCGAACACTGACATGATCGAACCGCCCATCATCAGTGCTTCGCCGCTCGTCCAACTTGTGCCGGCTGCACCGCCAACGGCAGGAAGCGTTGATCCACCCGCGCTGTACCCGGCTGGGGTTGGTGATGAACCGAGGATGTTCATCAGACTGCCGGACGATGCTGCGTATGCAAATGAACTCATGTCTTTCTCCTGTTAACTGCCGACAACAATCTCTGTGGTAATGCCGACAATGGTCAGCGGGAGCGGGTCGCTTTGCCGAATGTAGATTTGACCGGACTGCGCCCAGGTTGGTGTCATCACAACGCTGACTTCATCGGACTTTAGGGACGGCGGCGAACCGTACGGCTCGGTGGTGCGCTGCTTGACTTCTGTCAACTTGTTTGCGTCAGGCCCGACAAATACACCCGACGATTGGAACACCCGAATCCATGCCTGGTTGACGTTCTTCACGCGCCCCTGCGCGAATGCGTCGATGTTCAATGCCACTGGCAGGGTCTGTAGATCGCTTTGGTACGGCAGACCAACGTGAACCACTACCGCTGCGCGTTCAAGGTTTGCCACTCCTCCGGTCACCACTACCTGCGGCATGACCGCCCCGTCGGCAAGGATGCTGACCGTCTTACCCTCAAGATGTGACAGGCCGCTGACCGAGTCCCGTGCAAATGCCCACACAGCGGTCGGAGTTGCCCTGAGAGCGACCGGAAGAACTTTGTCCACCTTGGCGGTTGCGGTAGTAGCAAACCCCGTAGCGAGGATTTTAAGGCGATACTTGTTGCCAAGCGCATCTGTCAACACGATGGCATCACCGACATCGGATGTCGATGGAAACGCACTAAAGATGCCCGTTGACGCGGTGATCGTCAACGAGTCTGCCGGCCCCCAGGTCGTGCCGCCCGTGACCGTGACAGTTGTTGCGGTCAGGTTTGTACCGTTGTACGTCAATCCAGCGTCTACGAAGAAGCAATTCTCAAGCAGGTCAACTTGCCGAGTTGCCATCCGCTCAACGTATCGCACCGAGTTGCCGTTGATAGTGCGTCGAACAATAACGTACAGGGAGTCTTCGTTGCCTTCGGCGACAACGGTGCAGGACTCAAACACGCCGTCGGTGTCGTGCTGATGCCATGCACCGATCTGCTGTTCGGGAACGTAGGTCAGCCCAAGCAGTTTGCCTGTCGTTGACACGAACCACAGCAGCGGCTGCGGGGACTTGGCGTAGCACATGTCAACAATGTTGAAGTTGTCGAACAGGTGAGCAGCGCGGATTGACAGGTCGCCAGTAATGAACCCGTTTGACTGCCATGAGTAACCGAGTTCGCGAACATGACCGCCTCTCGCAGCGCAATACACCATGCTGTTGTTGATGATCTCAGGCTGCACGTTGCTTGCGCCAACGTACGACTGTGGACGCACAGACACAGTTGTTGGTGTAATCGCATCGCTGTTGATTGGACTGACGCGCCATTCCGCTGCGCTGGTCAAGAGGATCAACTGTGTCAACGGGATGACATGACGGATGGTGTTGGCTTCTCGCGCTGCGACACGAAAGTTGATTCGGTCATCGTCCTTGACAGGAAGCGAGTACGACATGTCGCTTTCGGTTCCTGAGCGCGTCATCCACATGCTTTGCGGCTCGTTTGTTGTGCCAGCAAACACCCGACGCTGCTCAAAGTAACTCACGGCCTGTGGGTAGTTACCTGCGGACGCGAACACCGGGTCAACGATGGGAGGCGTAATCCCCATGTCAGGCGCAATGTTGTTGTCATTAAACGTCGTACCCTCAGTTTGTCCGATATAACCATACAATCCACTTTGCTGTTTGTAGACGTTGTATCGGAGTGCGCCGGGAACAGCAACCCACGACAGGTTGTTTGACGCACCGCTCACTGACAGGTTGTTGGCAACGCTTCCTGCAACTGACGCAACGCTCTCGTCAAACCCATTGGTTGCAATTGATGTCAACTTATAGAAGTTTGTCAGGTCGTTTGTTTGGTTGCCGTACTGAACTGTGCCACCTGATGCATATGCGGTAAATGCGGTACTGTTAACATCAACACCTGTAGCGTAAACATGCAATTTCAATTCAGTTGACGGAGTAATGTCGGAAACGGTGTACCAGCCATTGATTTGCGTCATGCCAACAACACCACTGATGTTGATTGGGTCGCCAAGTTGAAATTGATGTGCAGCAACGACAGTTACAACTGCTGGGTTTGCTTGCGTAATGCCGGATATGTTCACGCCAACGCCTCGCACTGCTGTTACCGTTGGCGCAGCAGGTGCGGGAATCGGCGACACAAATGAAATCGTTGACAGCGTCCATGTTGTTGCACCAAGTCTTCGCAACTCGCGTGGTGCGTAGTTTGGGTGGACGATGGTCAGCACATCGGCAGACTGCACATAGTGCAAGTCAAACAGGTCAGCCTCTGCGTACGGGGTCGGGATCTCGTATGCGGGTGTCGGGATCAGATACCAATGCGCTGCGTTTGGCGGGTTGGTGGCAAGCGGTACAGGCGCGGTGGCGTAGTACACAAGACCTGCATTAGAAACAAGCGCACCAATTGCGTAGGTAAGTGCAGGGTTGTACAGGGCTGGCGCACCAACCAACAGCGTCGCACCCTGCGTGTGGAAACGGATGTACCCGTCACCAAGTTCAAGCACCATCGTTTGCGTTGTGCTGTAGGTGAACGGAATCAGTCGAGTGCGCTTTGCGCTGTTCTTGACCGCTCGCACAAACGCTGTCCCGGCTCGGTTCTCTGCCGGGCCTTGCGGCATGGCAATGAAGTTTCGTAACTTTGCCGCCCCGGTTTGAAATTTGACATCGTCAATGCGTCCAAACATCTCAGGCGACAACTCGCCGCCGGCAAACGAACGGAAGAAGGTGCGCGTCGTAGGCATGTTTATCTTCCTGCTGACCAGGGAACGATGTGTTCCACCTTGATGTTTCGCATGTTTGAGTCACTTGTTCGCGCCTGAGACAGATACCCAGCCATCATCTGTAGGCATCGCTTTGCTTCACTTGACCCAGTATCGCCCTTGATGATCGGCCCGGCAAGCATTGATGCCAAGTGCCAAGACAACGTCATCACGAACAGCGGCGTGAACTTCGTCGGGTCAGACACAAGGGACTGATACCGAAGCATTGCACTCGCCTGGTTAGTGTAGATCACACCTGCACCAAGGGTGTCAGCCTCAACGGCGTACGGCTGCGGGACGTACTGACCTGCGGCAATGAGCGGCGAGTAGTTGTGTCCAAATGACGGGCTGTCAGTAGGGACGAACTGCGTCGCGTAGTCGTTGGCAGCGTCAGGAGGCAGCACACTGACAATGGTCACGCAGTCACCAGGCACTGCGTATGCGTACTCCCACTCCGGCCACACGTTTGTCACCTGTGCAAGATTGACACGCTTAGAACCAAAGTTCCAGTTGTGCATTTGCAGGAGTGAGTCGCGAGCAATGGGGTAGAACCGGGCGCACAGACCTGCCTGAAACGATGCTTCAGGTGGGTCAATGCTTGAGACTGTCGCCTCATCCCCGATGTGTGATAGAGCAAGGTTGCAGATGTCAACTTCCGATGCCATAGAAACCTCCTAGAAACAAGGGGGAGCCGTGGTTTCCCAGCGACTCCCCCCATGCGGCAAATCAAATCAAAGGATCAACCCTCGTCAACGTCCGCTTCATTATCCGAAGACTTACGCTTGCCCTTGGCTTTCCACTTCCTTCCGGAAGCATCAACCGTTGGCTCGCCGTTGCCTGTGCCTGTCACCAATTCGACACAGTCATTTGAATCTCCGTTGTACTCAAAGACATCACCTTCCTCGCGGATGGAGTTGTCGATGTAGCACTTCATT